AGGCATTAAAAACAAATAAGTAAGTATTTCGTCTTTTAAAGTATATTTTTTATTTCTTGCGGTTATCAAATCTATTGAATTATCGCTCTCTGTATTGTTTAAAATCCTGTCAACTGTAGCTTTTGTTTCAGCAACAACTATCTCATGCTTCTGATTAGCTTCAGCTTGTTTAAGCTTAGCTCTATTCTCTAAGTAACCTTTACCTATTCCAAGTAAGTCACCTATTATTTTAAATATATTCATATTATTATAAGTATTAAGGAAGCCACGAATGCTATCCTATTAATAAGCATGTAAAGTTTAGGATATTTTATATTATCCAGTACAACTACAGCTCCAAATATCATCATTGTAAAATGTATTACATCTTTCAGTAAGTCCATATTACGTTCTGTGATTTATCAAAATCTAAATCAACGTGAATAAATGTTCCTGCAATACCTATTCTATTGAATCCTACTGCCATTAAAGCTTCTACTATTTTAAATCTAGTAATACTATCTTTTGCTTTTATATCTACAGCTAAACCCTTTATGTGACTTGATGTTGGATTTTTAATACTTTCTGGATGAGAAGGACTTCTATATGCACTGTTTATTATAAAAGGTATTCCAGCATACTCTCTAGCTTCATCTAATTTAGCTAGAAAGTTAACATCCATATTATATTCTTTACTTTTAAAGTACTTACTCATATCTTTTTTGTTTTAATTAAAACCTGTGATTACCTAATACACCAAGTCCAACTAATATTGCAGTTCCTACTATCCATTTAGCAATATTATAAGCTATATTCAATTTATTAACTTGTTTATTTAACTTATTTACAGTTGATATAACTCCTACACTTGTTGTGCGCTCGTCATCTACTAATTTATTATATATCTCACCTACCTTATCATCTAATGTGTTAAGTTTACCGTCTAATACGTTTAATTTATTTTCGAAGGTATCCATTCTATTTCTTTCTTTTAAATTCATTTATTCGTTTTGTTGTTTTTTTATTCTTATTAATTAAAATGCACACAAATCTATTGAATCTACTTCTGTACCACCTGTCTGAATATGAAAAGTACCAATTCCTGCGAAGTAATGATTTCTCGCTAGTCCTATTGTACCTGACGAATCTGAATAAACATTATCTCCTACTGCAGGAATAGAACCACTTCCATCATGATAGTATGTTTGAGTATCAACTAGTCCACAAGCTGTAGATTGACTAGTGCTTCCTGTACTTGAGTAGAATGAAGTTAATGTTACTGTCACTTTATAATCTCTAAAATTAGATAATCTATCTTTAGAACCTTTATGTAATGCATTAAAATATGAGTCAACTGAGTTATTGAAGCAGGTTACTAAATCCATATAACCTACTTCATCAAAAACATCATCCATTGTAAACGTTGTTGTATTTGGAACTGCCATTATATATTTGCTTTATCTAATCTAGCTTCTAATTCAGCTATCTTAGCGATTAATAAATCTATATAAGCTACAGACTTCATTCCTTTATCATCAGTTCTTACAAACTCTGGATGAACCTCTTCTAGCTCTTGAGCTATAACTCCATATCTATTTTGACTATTATCAGATTTCATTTCAAAAGTCTTCCAATCTACATCAATATGTTTATTGTCAACTTTTTTAATGTTTTCTTTAAGCCTTTTATCTGAACTTAATATAAAGTTACTTGCTGTAACTGTACTAAGAAAAGTAGCAGCTGCATTATGATTTATAAAAAATGCTTCAGCAAGACTAGCTCCCACTCTTACTGCAAAACTACTATTACCATCTTCTCTACACTGTATAACGAATCCTCCATATTTAGAAAACGCATTACCTGTTGCTGATGATGGATTTGTAGTAAACATATGAACACCTTCAGGTAAAGCATCTGCTTCAGCCTCTGATGTATAAGACCTTATACTAATATCTCTCCAATTACTTGTAGTATCTGTTGCACTAATTCTTAAACCAGCATTCGTTCCTCCAATAATATCCAACTTTTGATTAGGATTAGTAGTTCCTATTCCTAATCTACCAATTGAAGTAATTCTCATACGCTCGTTAGACGTTAAATTCGAAAATGAACCTCCAGCTGTTTGTGTATGAAAAGACATGAATGCTGAGTTCGTAGCTCCATCATGAGAAGCTTTCGTATAAGCCAAAATATCTCCTGCTCTAGAGAAAGAGAATAGTCCAATATCTGAACTAACTCCTCCATCGGTATGGTCTACATTTACTTCACTATTTCCATTACTTGCAACTCTTAATATTCTAGTTGAACCTATACCTGAAGAAGCATTGTCTGAACCTATTGCAAGGTCACCAAGAAAATAACTATCACCACCACCACCTCTAAGCCTAACGTTTAGATTGTTTGAAGTATCTCTTAGTAATAGATTTCCATGTCCTGCATCAAAGTATAACCCACTATCTGCTGTACTAGCACTATTTCTCATATGAAAAACCCATGCACTTGTAGCTGGTGCTGTGCTAACATAAAATTTAGGAGCTGATGTAGTTCCTAATATAGTTAAGTTACCACTTAAATCTTGTTTAAAAGAACTTCCTGCACCACTTCCTCCCATGTTTAGATTACCACTTGAATCTTTCCATATTCTATGACTAACTGCATTAGAACTTGTAATGGCGATTCCATCACTAATTGTATCTCCTTTTTGTTTTACTATAAGTGTACCACCTGAAGTAGCAACACCTGTTCCACCATCTACTGTTAAACTTCCATCTAAAGTATCTGTTGTATTTAAAAGAAGACCGCTTAAATCCTGGTCTCCTGTATTTGTTCCACTAAAGTCACTTGTTAGAGCTATTGTTCCATTTGTATTAGGGAAAGCAAAGTTTTTTCCTCCACTAATATTACTCATATCTAAACTACCACCATTAAGAGAAAGTGCAGTTGTACCAGTTATAGTTGCTGTATCGTCTAAGTTTACTACAATCCCATCACCAGTTTCAAAGCTTAACGCAAGTTCACCACGTATAGCCAATTTGTCATCTGCATTAATTCCAACATAGTTATCTGTATCGTCAAAATTAACTTGACCATCAACTGTCAAGTCACCTGTAAAAGCATCTGTTGTATTTAAAAGATAACCGCTTAAATCATAAGTAGTATCCGTATAGTTGTTAGCATGAATATTTATGGCACCTTGGTCTGTCGTCCAATCTATATGCTCATTTGAAACAAAACCAGTAAGGTTATCATGATTTAAATTACTAGAACTAGATGTTAAGTATCCAGCTCCATTTGTAAGTTGACTATTGCTAGTGATATTATTCGCATCCGTTTCACCTGTATAACCTAAATCAGCTAGTGTTAAAGTTCTAGTACCTAAAGCTGTAACGTGTCCAGTTGAATTTGTAGTTATAACATCAACAATAGTAGCTCCACTTGTATCTATGTTTGTAGCTGAATAATAAGGGTGAGTATAAAGAAAATTCGTATAATTGTTGGCGTGGATATTTGTAGCACCTTGGTCTACTGTCCAATCAATAATATTATTACCACTAGGTATATTAGGTGTGCCACTTAAAGAACTGTAGGCTCCATCAAAAGTATTTACAGTATCTGTAAATACAGCATCTGCTGGAACAGCTGTTCCTACATTATCAAAAGCCCAGTTTGAACTAATTGCAATGTGTGAATATCCATCTGTAGGAGTGTCAGAAATTTCTCTTTTCTGATAATTGTTTACATGAATATTTGTAGCTCCTAAATCGGTAGTCCAATCAATAATATTATTACCACTAGGTATAGAGCTAGTTAAAGCATAAGTGCTTGTATCTACACTTCCATCCGCTTTTAAGAATTGTGAAGATGTTCCATCAGTCTTAATGAATGAAGTAGATTCTATATCTCCATTGGAAACTATGTCTGTTAATATTTTTTTTGTAGCCATATTTTTGTTTTTTGTTTTATTATTAATTGCTAAGATATTCATATAGCTAAGAGTATCCTAGCAATTAAATTTATATTTATTACCCTATTATTACTACTCTTAAAGCATTAGATGCTGGAGCAACATTGAATTTGAAAGTTGTAACTGTAGTTGAAGTTAATTCAATCTCACACTCTACTTGTCCCATTCCATCTGCTACTTCATAAACATTTGCCTGAACAAATCTATTTCCAATTGCGTGAGTTACTGGAATAGAAGTTAAACTTCCGTTTCCTATCAATGCACTATATGTAAGTGTAGTTGTTAAAGATGCTGTAATTCCTAATGTACTTCTTAGTCTACTTGGAGTAACAACTTTGGTAGTGTTTGAACCTGCGTTAACTTCTGCTTGAGAAGCTAAAAATACAATACCTTCATTAGAAAGTGTAGCACTTGTTTCATCACCAGTATTCGTTCCAGTTGAAAGTACTAATCCATCAATAAGGTCTTTTAACTCCTTACCCATATTAGCTGTTAATCCTTCAGTAGTTGAAGTACTAGTTAAAGTATTGTTTAGAGTTATTGCATCTAAAAATGCACTCATGTCAATTGTGAAAGTACTTAAATCATCTCTTGTGAAAGTAGCTAATCCAGTTGAACCATTTAAAGCTCCACTTGTCAATCTAGCTAAGTTAGAATCATCTAAATATAAAGCTAAATTAATGTCAGTATCAGTTCCATCTTCATCCGTATATGTTAATATGTTAGATGCTAATGAAATACTTGTAACTGTTTCATCTACGTTAGAAACTTTTGCTGTGTTTAAAGCAATAGCTGTATCTTGAACCCCTTGACTTGTTTCTAGTGCACTAATATCAGATACATTTGTTGCAATGTTAGATACATTTGTTGCGATTGCGGATGCATTCGTTGCGATTCCACTTATGTCTTGGTCACCAGGATATGAAACCTTAGCTGTGTTTAATGCAATAGCTGTGTTTTGCACTCCTTGACCTGACTCTAAACTAGAGATATCAGATGCGTTAGTTGCAATTGCAGACGCGTTAGTTGCAATTCCACTTAAATCTTGGTCTCCTGGGTAAGAGACTTTCGCGGTATTCAAAGCAATTGCTGTATTTTGAACTGTTTGACCTGACTCTAAAGAAGAAATATCACTTACATTTGTTGCAATGTTAGTTGCATTTGTAGCTATACCGCTTAAATCCTGGTCTCCTGGATAAGAAACTTTTGCAGTGTTTAATGCGATAGCTGTTACGTTTGTTGCGATATCAGAATCGTTAGACTGAATTGCAGCTAAATTACTTGCTACGCCAGATGTGTTAGTTTCTACTTCGTCAAATTTAGCCTTACTCATTACACCTGCTCTAAGTGTAGATGCTGATGCTAAAGTTGCATTACCTCCATCAGAAGAATTAACTGCTACTGTTGTAGTCGTAGTAGCTCCTTCAGATAAGCTTGTAGATACGTTACTTACTAATCCACTATATTGTGAGTTAGTTGCGTTATCTCCAGTGTTAGTTCCACTTTGATTTCCTACTACTGCTTTTTCTGCTGCAGATATAAGACCTGCATTAGTTCCATTTGCTAATGGAATAGTTGCGTCGTTTCCTGAAGAAGAAGTTACAACTCCATTAGAAACTCCTGCTGTATAAGCTAGATTTGTGATTCCATCAGAACCTAAGTCTATCCATACTGAATCAGCTTCACTCCATACAAATAAAGTATCATCGTCTGTACTCCAGTATATTTGACCATCATTTGGAGATGCAGGTGCTGTTGCTAAATTTTGTACTACAGCGTTTAGTAATTGATTTTTGTTTAAGTCTAAATCGACTAAATGTTTAATGTAAGCCATTTTTATTATTTTTTAATTAGTTAAGATATGCTTCTCCTGAAAATGAAGAATTGAATGTTATTGTTAAATTATTTAAGTCTATATAATCTATCTGTCCTACAACTATACTTTTAGCTGTATCAACCGAACATGCGGATGGGTATTTGTTTAAATTATGTTGTATAGTCCATATTAAAGAAGGCATACCTTGGTCGAATATAAAGTTTTTGTCGACTGCCTCTCCTTGAGGTATAGGTGTCGATACTATAGAAAACGTTTGACCGAAGTTACTTACTATTATTATATTTAAATTACCGTCACTACCAACAACTAAATTACCAGCGTTAGTGTATGTACCAGCTTCACTAGCAAAATACCAACCATCTATATCAGGTACATCGGAAATTCTTAAAGAACCTACAAAACCACTTCCTTGCAATATAGCTAACTTTAATGAGTTAACTTTGTTTACAAAATAATTAAATTCATCAGGTGACAGCGTGGTATTATTATCCTTTCCAGGTATGTTTATAAATGCCATTTGCCTTTTGTTTATTTCAAATTAAAGTAAAAAATAGCCTTACGATTAAATTCGTAAGGCTATCTTAATTATGCTACTACAGGAATACAGTTCTGTCTAGGAACGGTAGATTCGTTAGTAGTTTGGTCTGCTACCCAGTCTCCTTCCCCAAGAAGAGCTGGAGTTGACTTAGCTAATACATTAGCCCACTTGTCTTCAAGGTCGAAAGATAATTCACTTTCTTCACCTGAGAACGTAAGTGTGTAGACATTCTTTTCAGAACGTCCTGAGCCTGATGCTCCAGAACCTGAAGTTGCCTTCATACCATACTTTGCGCCAAGAACATGTTTAGTTCCTGCAGCACTCTCTACAAACAATAATACATTAACGTTAGGGTTTAAAACCGAGTTAATTAAATTACGTTTAGACTTAGTCATTCTAGGAAATTCAATAGTTAACGTTGGTACGTTAGTTATCAAACCAGTTGCGTCAACAGTTTTTGCTTCGCTCCATCCAGTTACTCCGTCTTTCTTGTTAAAGTCTAATTTAAAAACTTCACCACCACCAAAGGCAAGTGTAGTTACTTTTCCAAACTCAGCGTTTGGAGATAAATCAGCTTTTAATGGCTTGTCTACAAAACCAATTACCGTATCGCAGGCATTAGCAATGTATATATTCTTTAAGCCTCCTGTAGGGATGTCAGAACAATCTAGTCCTAATCCATCCAATTCTAATGTGGTTATACAGCCCATTATACTATTGCTTTAACTTTTGTTAATAATGTAGTCCAAGTACTAGCGTCTATTAAACGTGCAAGGTTAGTTTCCTCACCTGTAAATTTAATATCATAACTATTTTTCTCAGACCTTCCTGCGCCAGACTTACCATTAACCTCTGCACCTTGCATACCAAAATCAAGACCCAATGCGTGTCTGTCTCCTGATGCTGTTTCGATGAAGATAACTAAATCTTGTCCTGAGCTAGAAAGCACTTCTAATGCATTTCTTTTGTTTAAAGTCATTTTAGGGAATTCCAACATTACTGAAGGAACTGCTGTTACTATTTGACTATCATCTACTGTTTTCTCGTCTGTAAAGTTACTATATCCATCCTTAGAGTTAAACTCTAAATCTACAACTTTATTAGCTGCGATTGTTACTGCAGTTACTTCACCATCAACTTCCGTAAAAGCTGTTAGGTCTTCGTACTTCATAACAAGAACTTGAGTAAGTCCACCAACTGGCACGTCGCTACAATCTAATGTAACGTCTGCGTTGATTATTCCTAAATCACAAGGCATATCTTTTATGTTTTATTAATTACTAATTACAATTCTTTTGCTATCAACATAGCTTCCTTTAAATGCGATTCCAGTAGTTATATAACTCTTGTTCTCCCATTCTTTAACTATTACACTAATCTTACCAATATCCATTGAATCATCAATAACCATTAAGTCATTTCTGCTAGATTTAGCTATCATTTCATTACCTGATAATGATTTGTTTGCTACTATATTAAAACCACCAACCATAACACCGAAAGAAGATACTTTCTCTCCTAAGTGTTCGTTAAGTAATTTAAAAGCTTCAGCAGAAACCTCAATACCATAATACTCTCTTGAATACTTGTCTAAAGCATCTGCTAAGAAATCAGCAGGTAAGCCATTAACAAATTCAGTTACAGTAGCATAAGTAAGAGCAGCGGTAGTAATACCACCAGATAAAGTTACTTTTGTTACTCCTGCATCAGCTGTAGCCTCAGCTATAACATCTGCATGAAACTGTGTACGAATTTCGTCACCCATTTGTTCCGATAAATAAGGTATAAGAGCATCGATGTAAACATCTTCTTCTTGACTGTATTTGTTAGCGAAAGCTGATAACCAAGTTCTTTTTAAATCACAGTGAGATATAGGAAATGATAAATTGTAATAGTTAAGTTCAATTTCTTTTGCTGTAAGCGCAGAAGGATTATCGTCTAAGACGCAATCTGATGCTTTAAGCAATGTGCCTGTAATACTAATATCATTCACAGTAGACTTTCCTGCTACACCATCCATTATTCTAACGCCTTGTAACCAGCTGTAAGAATCGCGTATGTGTCTCATTAAGCTTGAATCTGTGTCTTGATACTTTAAACTAGCTATTGTTAAACTCATTCTATTATATTGTTTTAAAATATCCCTCTATAAATTAATACAGAGGGAGATTAATTATTATTACTACTTATGCTACTGCTGTATATTCAACAATCAATTCAGATTTCTTATATCCAAAACCGATAGTGAATTGTCCCCAGAAATAATCAGAAGATAATTCTTCGATGTATTTAGTCTGGATAGCTTTAACGTCTGCGATATCATCAACAACAGTTACGAAGTTATCTAAAGGAGCTAATATAACTCTTTCAGCCGCTTGGTTAATATCTAAATAGATAGGGATTCCCATATATCTCATTGGTAAATCTCCTGCTTCAATTTGAGCTCTCTCGTTGAAAGTCATATTGTTAGTTAAAGCAATGTGAGCTGCTTGGTAAGCTTCATAAGATAAGATATAAGATAATCCTATATTTTGGTCTGTTGCTACACCATTAACGCTGAAGTTAGATAAATACATTTCTTCAGTCATTAATTTGAAAACAACTTGTAACTCAGCTAATACTGTTGCTGGGTCAATTAATAAAGCTGCTGTTCCTGAAGCACCTGAAGTTTTGTTCACGTTTGCATCTGCTGTAATTTGAGTTGCAAGTTCATCGTGAGCTAAAGTTCCGATATGCTTAGAAGCTAATTTAGAGAAATAATCGAATACCCAGTCTTTAAAGTCTGAATCCATAGTCTCTTGATTGTTCTGTCCTTGTTTAAGCATTAAACTTCTGTAAGAACGTTGTAAAGCTGTCTTACAATTTTTAAATGCCCATTTGTAATTCTTAGTTACAAATTCTTTCTCATCAATAGATACTACTGATTGAGGGTCAAATACACATAAATCTGTACCCCAAGATAAAGAACCTGCGAATACTGGAATTTGTTGTTTGTCTTTAACACCGTCAAATAATGAAAAGTGTTCTTGAATTCCTGCGCTGATTATAGTTTGTGCGATGAATTCAGATTCGGTTCTGTTACCGTATTCTAATGCTGCAATAGTTACTGCCATTTTGTTTATTTTTAAATATTATTATTTTACTAATTAAAATTTACTTAACCAGTTTTTACTTGCTACGCCTTTATCAGCGATTGCTTTTGATAAATTGATTTCAAATTTTTGAACTCCTGTTGCTTTTAATGCTGCGAATGCTTCTTTGTCTGCTTCAAACTGAGTTTGTAACAAAGCTAATTCAGCTTCTTTTTCTTCTAAAGATGCTTTAGATAACATAATGTTTTCCATAGTTTCTTTAACCGCTGCAAATTCTGCGCTTAGGCTTTCGATAGATTCTTTTGTGCTTAATTCTACATTCACTGTCTCTAAAACAACACCATCAACTACATTGTAGTTAATAGACTCATAACTAAAATCTCCAGTGTATGCCTCTGGCAAACCTGCTTCATTTTCAGTCACTAAGTAAGTGTTCTTTTTTAAGTCAGAATTGAAATGTAATTTAACACCGTTTACTTCCACACTGTTTGTGAATACGTCTGTAATGTTCATTGTTACTTCTTTTTTAGGTTCTTCCTCTTTGTTAAATAATAATTCGTTTTTCTCTACGATTGATGCGTCTAGCTCTATGCTAAATCCATTCAATCCACTTTCCTTAATCTCATTCCAGATTAATTCATTGTTTACTTTTACTTTCATAAATGATGTTCCGATAGGTTCTTCAATTCCAAAGTCAATAGACTTATCATTTTCTGACTCCTTAATCCAAACTTCTTGAACATCAATATCTCCTTCATTTGCGTCATGCTTATGTTGAATAGTAAATAACCCAGCAGTCCCAGACTTAATCATCTTGCTTGTTAGTTCTCTAATCGTTTCAGCAGTAAAGTTGACCCAAAATTTAAATCCATCAATATTTCTGTAGATTAACTTATCTGGAATCATTATAGCTCCGATAAGCTCTCTTTTTTCTTCACTAGCAAAAGTGAATTGAGGCTTGTCCTCATTGAAATGGAGAAATTGAGATTCCATAGCTGGTAACGTAACTAAAGACGTTGCTTTGATTCCAATATCATCCTTTCCAAGTGTTATGTCATAAACATCTAATCCGTTGTATTTCATAATTCTTATTTATATTAATATACTCATTATAACACCTAACCTAATAATTCAAATACCATACTAGTTTTTGTCTTTCTACCTCTAGAGGTTAATTTCCTCTTAGCAAGTGAAGCACGCTTCTTTGAAGGGTAAACAGAAGCACCACTAAAACCTAAAGGAAAACTTCCGTCCCATAAACTTGAATGTGAATATTGCTCTGTATTACAAGACTTCAAAATATACCCTGTACTATATAAAATATTAGATAAAGCTCCGTCCTCAACTCTCCTGATTGGCGTTAGAACTAATTCACCTTTTACTTCCGTATTGTAAACTGTTCTAGCATAACCATAGTTAGCTATAGAAACTTCTTCTTTGTAATTCGCTACGAGAAAACCATTCTCTACATTCGAATCTGATTTGAAAAATAGAACGTGTTGAATCTCACCTCCAAGATGCGTTTGTACCTCAGGGTGTAACCAAGCACTAGTTTCAAATGTAATGTTAAATACATTTCCTTCAGATGCTATTTGATTTACAACACCTACACCAAATCCAAAAGCTGCGTAATCTCCAGTCTGAACTTGATTTAAAGTAATGTCTGCATCAATAGGTAACGTCATTGTGTACCTAAGACCAGTTCCTTCAATTATTTCTACTATAGAGACTGTGTAAGCCTCATAGACTGGGGAGTGGTATATATCTACACTACTCCCTATTCTAAATCTATTATTCCTAATTGGTTCCATTTATTTATTTTAATTTATTATGCACATAATGATTTATTAGTAACTGTACCGTTATCTAAATATATAACAGAGGTCGTACCTATAAGTTTATACCATCCATTAGGTGGTATTATATTAAACTCGTTTTGACGAACTTTATCACCAATAACTGGTTCATTACCTACTCCATCATGATAAAAAGAATAAGTTATATCAGTACTACTACATGCATTAGCTTCAGTTGTGTAACTATCACTTAAAGAAAATAACGTATAAATAGCTGACGCAGATGTTGTTCCTACTATAGTTGTTTCACTAGATGTCTCTACACCTGTGTCTATATAACTAACACCAAAAGTATAATTTGTAGAGGATGTTAATCCTGTAAATAAAATACTTGACTGTGTTGTATTTGTATAAAAAACACCATTCTTAGTTATCCTATATGAATCAACCCTAAGGTCTGAAGAAGCATTATAGTTAAATCTTATTTGACTCTCCGTTATATCAGATACAGAAAGACCTGTAGGAGCTGATAAAAAACAAGATGGTATAATAACACTTTGACCTAAACGAGTACTTTCATTTCCTGCAGCATCTAAAGCAGATACACTAATAGATACTGACGAAGAGCCTGTGTAGCCTATGTAATTATAAGACAATACAGTGCTGGCAACATTAGTTAACAATGTACCTCCGTCATATATATTATAAGAAACAACACCTACGTTATCGTAAGGTTCAGTCCATGACATAGTAACTCCATCACAAGTAATATTACTGTAAGTCATAATCGGAGCATCAGGCGTAACTGCGATATCAGGAGTAGCAGCTAAATCAGTTGTCCAATTAACCTCGCTTTCATTACCATCAGCATCTATTGCAGATACTCCAAAGTAGTACGATTGACCTGTAGTTAATCCTGTATGATTATAAGATGTATTAGTTACAGTTGTAATAAAATAACCGTCTAAATATACATTATAACCAGTAACAGCTACATCATCTGTAGAAGCATCCCATACAGCCTGAAACAGGTCGTTAACAATGTGGTTTAAAGGCATTGTAGGCGCACCGTTTCTCGACCATAACTTCTTCTTAATCAATTTAACATTTATCATTCCACCTCTCTTACTGGATAGTGGATAATCATTTAATCCTTGATATTCCCATTCTTCTCCTTTGTATAATAACGTAGGAAAGTCCATTAAGAATTTCAATGTAGCTTCTGAAGCATATAAATCTGGAGACAATATAACTGACTCATCACTAACCCTATCCATTATATTCTGAAACCATGTTTGCATATATAAATTTCTAGGCTCTATAGGAGCTTTATCATCTACAAAACTAATTAAATTAAATCCAGTATCGTGTAATGATACAGCTTTTAAATATGTTGTAAATTGTACGGTTCTAAAAGAATTATAAAAAGCAGCATCTAGCTGAGGTTCTATAAAATCAACATCGTAATTATATGTGCTTAAAGAACATTCATTGATAGGAAACCATAAATTATTTTGTTCACTTTCAAGAAATGTAAATATTGGTTTTAAAGCTGTTGCAGGTTCTTGTTTCCTGTCAGATACTCCAAAGTGATTAGAACTTAATCCTGTAGCTAATATCCCAAAAGAACTATCATCATATTCGTCTCTAAACATTTTATCATTAACAATAGCACTAGTGAAGCTCATTGTAACCTCATCTCTTTTTACGTCAGATACAATATTGTTATCTAATCTATTAAAATCTACATCGTAAAATGCAGGGTTAGTATCTTTTATATTAATAACACCTATTTCATTATCTGTAAACTCAACAGCAACTCCTGTATCTGTTAAATGGTCTATATGATAAGAAACACCTGATAATCTATTTTCATTAGTATCTAAATGTATAACTCCATCACTTGTAGAATAAAATTTCAAATTAAATCTTTGAGAAATCATTTTTACAACATCTATTAACTTATAATCCTTAACAGACTTCATGCTTTCAACCATATCTATTACAGCTTCATTCATTATTGTTTCACTAGAATAAGTACCTGATGTGAATCCAGTAGGCATCATTGTTGCCTCTGTAAACTCCATTGATAGATTTAATGGATAAGTAAAGTTTGTTCCGTCACCATCTGCTGATGGATAAAGTCCCCAATAATATTTAGCCTGAACCATATTCTCATCTTCCCATCCTGAAACCTCAGTACCTATAAAGCTATGTTTAATATATCCTTGAGTTATCTCTGTTCTTACATCATAGAAAAAATCTGTATAAGAACCGTTAACTATTCTATTGTTTCTCCATTGAGCATCTATAGTTATAGTAGTATTTAATTTAGGTACTAGTATAAATGTAATATTTATTCTTTTATTAGCCTCTAAGTTAAGAAACATTTCTGTATCATCGTTAAAATCTAACCTAAATTCAAATCCAGATGTATCATCCCAATCTTCAACAGTAAAAGCTCCTCCAGGTACTTTAACACCTGTGTAAACAGCATTACCACAAACAACACCTTCATTTATATTATAAGATGTAGATGTGTTAGTCCATGTTTGCTCATAGAAATATCCAGGTATATTTTCCATATCATCAGATATAACCATTACAACATCCATGTCAGGAATAGTTATACCACTATGTAAAGCATATGGTGTAAGTGTATCTTGAGAACTTGTCCATACAGGTATTCCGTCAACATTTATATTATCTGACTCTCTGTTGAATTGATGTATGTAGAAATATATATCTTCTGTATTTGATTGTATTTTACTTAAATTAATTTTAGCTTTACCATCAACTGTAGCACAAAAAGAACCTGCTGTTGCGTTATTTTCTTGCTCTCTAATAGTTGTATATTCCGCAGGAGTAAGTGGACTTGTATTGTAATACTTATCACTTGCTCTATCGTAATTAAACTTCATTGTCTCAGCTGATAAATCAGTGACCATAAAGTTATCTGGAGTCAAGAAAGGTGATGAAGGCATTTGACTTGGAACTCCTGCTAATCTAGTTTGTGCAACTTCAGGAACTCTCGCTATACCTGAGAACTTACAGTCAGCTGACCATTGATGAGTATCACTAGTCATAGGAACCATAGGTAAAGTCAATCCTAACTCATTTGCTTTAATCCCTGGGTATAGTTCATTATCTAGTTTTAAAAAATCAGATTGAACATCTATACCAACAAATGAAAATATATTTTCTATTAATTTCCATAAAGTAAATGTAGGTTGTAATTGACTCAACTTTCTCATTGGGTCATAAGCAAACATTACGTTTTTATTATTAAAATTATAAAAAGGAAATGTAAACATCTCGTCCAAAGATGTGTTAGTTGAATTATTAGCACCGTAAACAAATACATCAGTAGTTAAATCTACGTATCTTCTTTGAGTGTTATTAACATCTGCAAAAAAGTCTGACATCTTCCATTTATTAAGTTGTTTCAAAGCATTAGATATAATATCTATTACTGAAATCTCTATATAAGGCTGTAGAACATCTATTTGTTGACCTTCAATACTAGCTATAAAGTCAAAAGCAATTAATCCGTTAGAATAAAACATCTTTCCATCTACATCTCTAGATACTGGGTAATTAGCATCAATAGGTAATCCACAAAGAACTCTATTGTTTGGAGTAGTAGGTATCTTAAACTTATTAGTATAAGGTATTTTTCTTCCAGCAAGACTCTTGTAATCTTCGAATTGATGATTATACATAACCTCAAAGTCTTCGAAAACATCTAGGGGTTTGTAAATAAATACCCCTGGTGATGTTTCTGTTTTTAGTTGTAATATCATATTTATTTCTTTAATTATAATATACTCATTATATTAGTAACTAGTCCTTTTAGTTAATGCATTACGCTCACTTTCAGATTTTTCTAAATCTTGAGTAGTAACAAATGCTCTTACAGGTTTATTTAAAGCTTCTAATAAAGCGTCATTTATAGAACTGTTAGTGCTTTCTAAATTATCAGCAACTGTTCCACCTGTAGCAAACTTACGTTTACCTGTTCTAGTTTTACCATTTATTCTTTCTAATTCAGCTAAGTTATTTTTAGCAGATTCTTTATTTACAATAAATTCACCACCTTCCATCTCATAACCTCCGTTACCTCTAACTGTAAATGGAACACCACCTTCAGCATGAGAAGCACCATGAACCATACCACCATCAGCAAACTTTTTAGGTACAAACTTTCTTTGACTAATACCTTTAACGTTCATCACTGTAGAAGCTGCAATAGCTGCAGTACTTATACCTGCAAATATACCTGCCGCAACTGGGTTAGGTGAATTAGCAAATGCTTGTGCAATAGCTTGCGCTGTAGAACTAATACCTGTAAAGATAGCTGTCTGCATGTCGATTTTCTTTTGAGCATCAAACATCTTTTTAGCTACTTTATTCTCTTTCTGTATCTTTCTCTTATCAGCTCTTTCCTTAGCAGCAGCAGCATCATCTTGAGATATAATACCTGCACTAAGTGCGCTATTTAGAATACCCATTTCAGCTTCATGCCTACCTTGTATTATAGCTAACTCAGCATCTGCTTGTTGTTGCATAACAACTAATCTAGCTTCACCTGCTTGAGTTATTAATCCAGTAATCTCGTCAAAAGCACCTATACTAGCACCTAGGTAATCAAAGTCCTCTGTATCCTTTTTATTACCAGTTTTTAATGCTTTCTGCTCATCTGCTAAAGCTTTATCTATAGTACCGTCTTTTTTACCGAAAAGCTCTTTCTTAGCACTTATATCTACAGGGTTTTTCTTACGAATCTTTAATCTCTCATTTTCATATTCAAGATGTATTATTTCAGCCTCTAAATCATCAAAGAATTTAGTTATATCTTTAACTTCTTTCCTATAATAATCCTTAGTCTCCTTATTCATCTCATCCATTAAAGCCTTACGACCTTTAAAGTCACCTCTATCTAATTTCTTTAACTGATTGTTAAGTATAGCCATTTTTAAGGCATACTTTTGCTTTTCATTGAATTCAGCTTCGTATCTACTTTGCTTAGACTCATTGTCTCTTAAGTCATACTTATCTTGATTCTTTTCTCCAGTTGCAGAGTCTTTAGTTTGATTAGCAGCTACAGATGTCATGTTTCTATCGAAAGCATCTTTCTCAGTAGGATTTCTAGCTATATAACCTGCTCTAGCATCTTCCTGTCTTTTTAGATACTTTTCATATAGATTATTAAGTTCATCCCTGTACATTTGTTCAAGATGTATTAAATCATCATTAATACGATTCTTTTTTATTGGGTCATCTTCATTTCTATACTGTATCTCTAATTTGTTCTTATCAATCTCGTATCTAGAATCCATCTCTGCATTTCTTTCAAAACGCTCAACTTTCTCTGTCTTTTTTCTACCTTTCTTATCACATACAATTCCCATAGAAGCAGCTGCTAATGGAAACTTCTCACATAGCTCATCAGATACAGCGTCCATTTCATCAATACTTCTTTGAATCTGTTTCTTATTACTAGCTAAAGAATCTGTTGTAAATTTAAGAGAGCCTTTATTTATTTCTTTTAAAGATTGTATTTTATTTAAGTACTTCTCTTTCAATACGTTAACTAAAGTATCAGTACCTCCTTTTACAATGGTTTGACCGCCACTATCAGCCTCAGCTCTTAGTAAATTTATTTGTTGAGTTTTAAAGTTTTTCATTAAGAATTCATACTGTTTTTGAGTAACCGTACCGTATTCTTTTAACTTAGCTAAACCAACTTTAAACTGCTCTTCAGTTCCAAATATAGTATCTATAAAATCATTTGATTTATCAGTACCTCTATATGAATTAGTCTTCTCTATAGCGTTATTTATTTCCTTAGAAAATAATATAGCTAATTTTTCAGCAGCATTTGCAATTTTAGCTTCATCTAATTTAAGCATAGATTCAGAGAAACTATTACCCTCTAAAGCACCCATTAAACCTGTTATAGCCTTACTATGTTCTCCTAATAGCTTTATTTCTTCAGCATTAATTTTCATTGACTCACCACTCATATTAAGAATTCTTTTTTGAGCCAATATGTTATCTCTCATCTGATAAAAAACATCATTATCAGAAGAGTCTGGTGACATAGATTCTTTAAGTTTTTCAAAATCCTCACGTAGCGTTGGGAATAAAGTTATCATCCTAGTCATTATAGCTTCAGAGTTATCTTTACCAAACTTAGAATTTATTACATCCATTAGGCCAATAGACTCTTTCATTGCTGTTCTAAAGTCTTGATTTGGGTCAAACACAGGAGCAAAGTAATTTTTAAATGAATTCTGCATAATATCCCATTTAGCCTGGAATGTACTTTGCTGTATAGATGCAGCTCTTAAAGCTTCTCCATAATCATTCATAGACCTAGCTACATTTGCATCAAATTCATCTAAAGAGTTTGCCATTATAAATAATTGATTGGCAGCTCTTCTACCAACTAATTCAGCAACCTCATAAAAAGATAAATGCTCGTCACTAACTCGTTGTAATATATCTCGTAAAGAATCACCTTCTCTACCTAATTTTGTAAACACATTTCTTAATCCTGTACCAATTTTAGAAGCTGTAATACCTCTATCAGATAGTATTGCCATTGCAGCAGTAAGTTCATCAAAAGATGTTCCTGTAGATGCAGCAGCAGAACCAACATAAGAGAATGCTGTATTAAATTTCTCTAGATTCAATGCTGAATTGTTAAATATATCAACCATTCTATCAGATATAATACCTGATTGTGCAGCAGTATATTCATAAGCATTAATTACCTTTCCTAGTATCTCAGCAGTCTGCTGTAAGCTCTCTCCAGTTGCCGCAGCAACGTTTGCAAGATTAGGTAATATCTCTCCAACATCTGAAGCCTCGAAACCTAATTTACCTAAAGCAGTGGCAGCACCAACAATCTCCATAGTAGAGAATCTAGTAGAAGCAGCAACCGTCATTATTGTATTAGATACATCAGCCATTTCTTTATTAGTAAATCCAGACTTAACAGCTAAATCAGTAAATGCAGTCTCAAATTCTATTACAGATGTAACAGCGAATTCAAATGCTTTCTTAACAGCACCTATAATCCCTATAGCCGCACCATAAGAAGCTATTGTTCCTACTTTAGCTCCAAAGTTATCAAACCCTCCTATAAGTGTCTTTTTTCTATCAGCAGCATACTTTTTATCTAAAGCTAACTTCTCTGCATCTCCCTTTTTCTTGTTCTTAACTTCAGCTCTTCTTAACTGTGTATTTAATTTCTTAGACTCGTTAAGTATTCTTTTCTGGTCAGCTTGTTGCTTCTGTCTACTCCTAGCACTTGTCTTACTATTAGCTTTTGCAAACTCTTTCTCAGCTTGAGCTTGAGCCTCTATTAATGACTTACCGTCTATGTAATACTTTAAAGCAATTTCTACTACACTTTTATTTTTACTTGCCATTAGTTTGCTGCGTTTATTTTCTTAATTATATTTTTTCTTATCTGCGCTCTATAGTAAGCACCTTTTTTATCTACATCGCTTCTAAAAGCTAATTCAAGCCTTTTATTCTTATCTAACCTGTACCAATCTTTTAATACTGGAGGTTTAGATTTTTTAGCCATAGTTTTCTGTATAGCAATAGCGATACCATTTATTAATGTAGAAATCTTTCCTTTTATTTCTGAAGCACCACTATTCTGTCTAATACCAGACATTTTCTTAGCTCCCATTCTAAAATGACCATTTTTTTGTTTCTGCCATATCCAACCTAATATACTATTCCTAGATACTTGTTTAGGAGACCTATCTAATGCTAAACCTTCTCCCCATGGTGTTTTCTTGAAATCTGGAACAACCTCAAACACAATTTCTACTACTCCATTCTTAGGTTTAGTTACTTTAACAAAAACCTCAGCTTTAAACTCTCTATATAGTCCTCCTGGTTTATCACCTAAAGCCCATCCAACTCCTTGGTATGTAGGTCTATTGCTTCTTGTTACATATGCACGTTTACTTTTAGTTAATTCTAATTTAGCTCTAACTTCGTAACTAGATTTTATTAATTGCTCGTATCTTGTAATAAGTTTCCTGTCAGGTTGCATTACTCCAGCAACAGTATCAAATATAGAACCTCTTAATTTATTTGACTTAAATGATGACGTATCACCACTATCACTTTCAGTTCTGTTTTGTCCTTTCTCTTCAGCTGACATTCTTGATTGCAATGCTGCAAAGAAATCATCTGGTGCGCCATATACTATGCTCATTACACGTTATATTCTTCCATCTTTTTCCAGTAAGAAGGACTTCTTTTAATTATAAATTCAAATTTACCAGATATAGATGTAAATATACCTTCTCCTACTTGTTCTGTTGATAAGTTAACTCCTTGTAACTCTATTTCACCGTCAGCAATATACTTTAAGTAATCACCTAAAGCAGATACACAGAATATGTTCTCTTCTTCTGAATTTATTACAGAATCAGTATCATAGATAGTCTCATCAGCCATTACAAAGCTATATGACATTGTTTGATTATAATTTTGGTCATCATAAGTAATACTATCAACTCCTACAACTAATACTCTTGGTTCTGAAGCATTTACTTCATCTATAATCTTTTCGGTATCTTTCATATACCTAAAGTCTTTTATTAATTCCATTTTCTCAGCAAAAAGCTTAATTTCTGCCATGAGTTCTTTGTGACTATTTATCATATCTTATTTTTTACATACTAGCAGCCTTAGCTTCTAGATATTCAACTATTTGTAAACTTCTTTTCTCTGCTAAGAATGGCATAACGACATACATCATTAATTCCACAACTTCGCTAAACTTAAATATATCATTACCTGCTACATCCGATATCATACTGTTCCAAAAGAACTTTTTTGTATGAAAAGCACGAGCTGAGGTACTAGAACCAACATTAGTCCCTTCTTTCTCTTCCTCATCATCTTCATCTTCGTCAAGAGTCTCATATATAACTCCATTATAGGTTTTATATAAATAAATTTTTCTAACCTCCATAAATCTATTAAAAGCTCCATATATATTACCTATATTTTCATCAAGTACAGATTCTTTATGTTCACCTTCTTTTACTGCATCTTCATTATCTATTTTAAGCTCATTTAAGGGTCTTAAAATTATTGGAGATAGCATTGCAACTCTTTCGTCTGGAGATAGATTCTCGACACTTAAAATCTTCTCTATTAATATAAAATGACCAAAAGAAATGTTGTTTAAGTTTGTAATTTCTTTAAAGTTCTCTATTCCGTTATCATGTAATGAATCTTCAAGTACTTTTCTAAGTAAAAGTTCATCAATACTGTTAACTTTCATAGAATCGTCCCTTAAAGACTCAAGCTCTTTCTGATTTCTTAAAGTTATTTTTTTCATTAGTAAACTTCTGTATATCCAGTTGCTGTTTCTTCATTTTTACATACTACTGCAAGTATTAAAGACATAACCATGTCATCATGAATACCTTCAGAGCCTTTATATTGCCATTTACCTGTCACCTTGTTTTGAATAGAAGAAAAAGCATATAATTCCTTTTCTAACTCTTCATTAAACGGTATGGTAATAGCATACTCATCGAATAATTTAATAAGTTGGTCAACCATTACTGGTTTATTCATTGCAGAGGTTCTAACTTCATTTAATTTGTACATTTGGTACTCATCTAGTAGTTCATCAAACAATAACTCCTTATTATTTATTTCCATGTAACAAGAAACCAAATCTGCTTCGTGTTTCTTATAAAATTTATATATTCTTTCCTTAAATTCTTTGTGAGTGTATCTCTCGTCCGACATATTAAATCTATCGATATCTACAACAACGTTATTTATATCTATACACGTTAATACGGTAAAATCATTTACAACACCTATATCTATACCCATAAACTTCTTAGGAGCGATTCTGACAGAGTTATGATACTCAATAGACTGCTTATTGTAGTCATTGTACCATTCTTTTGTCTTTCTAGCGTCTGCAACTCCTGCAAACAATGATTTATCCGATATAAACTCACCCATTACCTCTCGGTTGAATGCATTTGCTGACATAGTGTCTTTTAGAGCCATAATAACTCTTAATATATCGTCATAATCATCTTGCTCTGATAAATCTTCGTAAGTAGCATCTAGTGAGTACACTAAATCATGGTTTTCAGGCTTTAATCCTTTCTGATATATATCATAAAACCAATTCTTTCCATTAGGAGTACTAAACATAGCTACACGACCTTTAGTTCGAGTAAGCATAGGTAATAAAATCTCTGTATAAGTAGTTTCCTTCATAAAAGCAGCTTCATCGATATACATAAAGTGACAAGTGTCACCTCTTAAGTTATCTTCGGATTCAGCTGAAAGGAAAGAAGCAACAGTACCATTGTGAAACGTGTACTCCTGCTCCTTATATCTTATCTTCTTGAAAATTTTGTCTTTCACGTCTTCAAATCCATTAAACATACTGTCTATGGTTTGCATGTGTTTTGTGGCTAAAGAATATGCTGGTGTGATGAATCTAATCTTCTGATTAGGTTTATTCATTCCCCTGTACAACATATCCATTAAAGCCCAATATGACTTTCCAGTTTGCCTTCCGTATTTTAAACATGTAATAAATGGTTTCTTACCATAAACTACATCATTTGCTGCTAGTTGAGGTTTAGAGGGATTGTAAAGCTTTATCTGCTGAACATTACTCATTAATTTACAACTGATTTAAACGTATTGTAATTAATTAATCTTTTAATATGGTCATAGTTAGCTTGACATACTAATCTAACGTATAGAGTACCATTTACATGCATATCTCTACGACTAGAACTAGCCATTAACATAGTACCTGACTCTTCTAACAAAGGAAATAACTTTTCTTTAAGATGTTGGAATAAGAAGTCTGCATCGAAAGATGATTCTGTCTTAATTAATATCTTTTTATTACCTTTAGATTCTCCTATTATATATTCTACTATATTGTACCAAGTTAATTCATCTGAATTTAATTTAGGTACTTCTACTACAACTTCTTCTACTATTACTTCTTCTTGTTCAGCTACTAGCTCAAGAAATTTTTTCTTAGATGTAGCTTTAATACTTGGGTATAATTCCCTTAATTCTGATAATGATAATTTCTGCATAATATTTTTTTTAAGTTAATTCGTTCAACCATTTCTTTCTTTTAGCACAACCACATCCAGGTTCTTTACCTTCTTCTGTTTTTCCTTGTACTTTCTTAATGATTGCTTCTGGTACTACAGCTTTAATAACTGCTTCTACCTTGTCTCCTAATTTAAAGTTTTTAAGCATTTGTTTTATTTTTAGTTTTTATAATTTATAAAGTCTATATTTAATTTTAACCTCTTCTCCTGACTCTATAAAAGTAAGTGTTGAAATACGCATTGTACTACCTAAGTCCACCAGCTCTGCATTAGGTGTTTCGCTATGATTAATAAATCCACCTAAAGGAGTTCTTATATAATCGTGCTTATAGTCTTTATTAAGTATATGCGTTATTCCTAAATCTGTATTTTTTGCAATATCATTTACTGCAAATAAACCTATCCCATCTATTTTAGATTTTTTTATCGTAAGATTTTCTGGCAATGGTCTATACATATCTTTTATTTTTTAATTTCGTATTTCTTAGCATTATTAGCTAAAATCTTTGCACCTGTTACAAAAATGTCTTCACAGTTTTCTTGAGGTGTTACTTGAGTATCTTGTGCATGGGCTTGTACCAATAATTCTTGGTAAGCTAAATCCCATACGTCTACATTACATGTTGGTTTTGCCATTACGTTATATCTATTGTTTTAGGTTCGTTTTGTGTCTTAGTTAAATCTATAATCCCAATCATATGCTTTTCTATAACTCTACTTTCTTTAGATGAGGTTAAATTACCTTTTATCATCTTATTGATTTCTGTTATAGCTCTTAATACACCTTGGGTATCACTCTCAGCTTTCGCTTGGTTCATTATCCATATTAAATTATCCAATATAACTATTTTATTAGCTTCTGGATGTACTGGGTCTGATTCTACAAAATCCTTAAAGGCTAATGCTAATGCTGATTTACCAGTTCTTAATGTAGCGTTAATTCTTTTTGCTTGTAGTTCAGTTACTGAATCTAAAGACTTTTTCATTGAGTGAGTGTCTTTAAAATTCTGTATAAATACAACCTCATAGCTCTCTAGCTCGTATTGATTATCATACAGGGTTAAATTGTGACTCATACGTTGTTATTTTTTAAATTATAGAGTAAATAAGTGATTTAATTATTGAAACTGTAGTATATATTAAAGATACTAATACATATACTAAAAATAAACTAACTCCCCATTTAAAACTCTTCATATTTCTCTATATTTGTTACATTTATAATATACTCATTATAAAGACACATGTAATTATTATTATGTGTTAAAATTTAATCCACGTCACACCATATTAGACCAACAAACCTGGAGATGTAGTGATAGCAAGGGATAGGAAGCCATGAAAGTCAACTCAGAACCCTGTTTAGAGACCTTCTTCTCGTGCGGTGGTTTTTTTAGAAGGCTCGCACCTAATATTATTAATTTATCAAAGGAAATAAGTGTATCAAGAAAGAAAATGATTAAGTTCTGGGAATGAATACATCTTAAGTTAAATTATTGTAACTGTTTTGTTGAGGTTAATGATATAAAGTTGCTGTAGGCTATGAAATTCTCTTCTCTCCCCCAAATTCTACCAAATTCTCTCTTAAACTACTACAATAGTTCTCTAAACCTCTACAAAAGTACTAATAAGTTA